GCGTCACATTAATTAAACTCTTCGCCTTCGGCATAATCCGTACCTCCTAAGTCCTAGTTATTACCACCTGAGAGGAGCCGAGGCTTGATTCTAAACCCCGACTCCCCCCAACAGGACTGACTATGCAGCCCTTGGAATCTTAAATGCGTTTGCTAATCCAACTTGACCGTCACCTCTGCGTGTGGCAAAGAAGCCAATTTGGTCATTGCCCATATAGAGGCTATCGTTTCTTCGGATTGAGAACCCTACACGATCAAAAATGTAGTAATTCCTGAAGTCTCCGAATAGGGCGATTTTCTCGGTGCTTGTAATCGTCGCACCAAGACCGCTAACAACATCGGTGGTCACGTTAGGTCGACCAAGAATGAAGTCAGATGGAGCGGCCGTAATATTCGGAACACCTGTCACGCCGTTCCCTGTCAAGTTAATCTGGTTAATCAGCGATGCAATCGCTGACTTCATAACCCATGTTCCATTAGCCCTGAACTGAGCGTCCAATTTGTAGTAAGTTCCAACAAGGTCGGCAGCAACAACAGAAGTTGCGTTTGCCATCGTGTAGAACTCAACATCGGTGTCAGACATGATTCCACCATACTGAGTGGTGTCATTACCGCTGATAATACCAACGTCCTCAAAACGTCCTGCGGACTCTTGGAATATCTGGGAAAGAAGTGCAGGAAGATTAACTGCGGAATCATCAAGCAATTCCCTAGTAACCTTTACAAGTCCACCAGATTTCTCAATAGAGAATGGAACCTGACCAACCGTTGGAGTCTGATCTGAGAACGCAGCTTCTTCAGCTATTGCTGCCCAAGTCGCTGATCCCATTGTTGGGACATAGCCATCTTTACTCGATACACGGATAACCGTGCAGAGAGGTCGCAACTGAGAGCCGGGCACGCCCGGATCATGGATCGTCCTGTTTATGAATTCTTCAGGAACGAAGAAGCCGCCTTCTGTATCTGTGTCTTCTTGCATGGCTTTAACTTCTTGAGGCGTTGCAGTCTTCCAGAAAACATTATCACTAGGTGCTCGTAACCACTTTGTGAATGTGTCAGTCTGGAATTGTGCATGTTCCTTCTCGGTATCACCCATCTGCTCCTGCACCCATAATGGCTGTGCCATTGCAGGAAGGGATTTCACCCATGAAGCAGGTCGATAGGAACCTTTGGTCTTGGCTGTTTTGTCATCTGCATCGTAGGCAGCCACATCCTTACTTGCTACAGGAACAGTATTTGTAGGCTGTTGAAACTCTCCTTGGAGTTTCTTAATGTCTGAAGCAGCCTTGTCGATTCGATCTGCTTCTGCCATCTTAGCCTGTGCATCTGAACTAATGGCTTCAACTTTTTCAAGATCGCCATCAGTCAATGCAGCTTCAGCTTGTTGTAAAAGAGCACCAGCCTCTTTTCGTATCTCTCTCGTATTCAATCTAAGCCTCCTTGTGACTTGACTTTAATATTTCTAATTTCATCTCCGCTAATTTATGTTTTGCTTTCTGGAGTTCCGTGTCTGAGGCAACCTGATCGGTCGTGTCAGAGGCGTATTCCGAACGCAACTCAGCAGGAGTTAAATCAGCATCTTTAAGATGGGCGGCCAGATGTTTCCAGACTCCCTTTCGATCTTTAGCTGGAATATCTGCTCCACCCATTGCACCATTAAGAACGCCTATCCCAGACTGACAAGCCTTTATATTGGCAAGTCCTACGGCTCCAGCAACACTAACAATGTGGTGAGGGAACTTATAGGCTGCTTTTGTAGCAGGGTCTTTTTCTGGGTCGATATAGGCATACATCTTTCTTAATTTACTGGCTTCTGAATCGTTTGGTATTCTTCTAATCTCTGCGGTAGCATCCCAAGATGCTCCTTGAGTTTGCACTCCAGTATCATGAACTGGAAGTGCGTCTTTTTCGCTATCAGATTTGGCACTAATTGTTGCAGTATCAGGAGATGCACCCCTGATTACTGTTGAGGTTTCAACCCAATCAAGTTCTTCGATGGTTCTAACTGGAGTTCCTTCAACGGTATCGTATTTCGCTCCATTATCTGGCATATTAAATCCAATTGACCACTCTCTAACATATTCACCTGCGACATTTGAGTAAGCCTCACGACCCGACTGAGTGTCCATATTCATTTGCATGGTTGCATGAAGTTGATAAGCGTTGTCTTTTTGAACAGGCATCGCAGACAGAACTTTCCCAACAACCTCACCTTGATTGTGTCCTGACAAAACAGGGATTGGTAAATTGTCGGTAATGGATTTATCAAAAGCATTTGGGCTGATGATATCTCCATCTTTATCTACTACTCCCATTGTGTTAACAAATGCTTCTACAATCCCCTGTTTTTCATCAATAACTTTTGCACTATCTATTCTGCTTGTTTTGCGTTCCATAGATTACTCCTTAAAGTATGTCGCTTGGCTTATATGCTGACGGCATCGGAATCCATGAAAGGGTTCCGTTTGGATGATCCATTACATTTTCAGCATCTAACGTTGAATATATTTGTCCGTCTCTTTGGGCGCAGGTATATCCGTAAGGATCAGCAGGGTCAACAAAATTATCATTTGGGTCTCCATCAATATCTACTGCTCGACAATATTCAAATCCCTGCGATCTATAAATTCTTGTTGTGGTCATGTTCTGGGCCCGCATTGTTTCAGTTCTAGCAATTAATCGTGACCTTATATCAGTTTCGCCCATAATTCCCTGCACGCCTGGAAAATTGTCAGCAGGAACTCCTCTAGCTAACTGTTCAACTGAATATCCCCTTTGAAGTGATTCTCCAATTGCTTTTTGCAGATGTTTTCTGGTTGTGTGGTGAATCATATCCGCTCTAGCATTTACAGTTGTCAGTATCCCTGTAACTACTGGAGATTTATCTGACCATTCAACCGCACCTGCTAATCCAGATGCGTTAATTCTTTCATAGGTTTTCCTTGAAACTCTTATATAGCTACCACGTAAAATATCTACCATTTCTTGTGTTGCTGTATCGGGTAAAATATCAGCCACATCAATCGGCAACTGCTTCAGGTCTTTAAGTATTTGGACTGACTCTCCACGCTCCATCAATCGACCAACCATCCCCATAACCCTATCCCTGAGTCTGTTTAGATGTCTCTCGGATTCTTGAGCAAGTCTATCGGTTTCTGACTCTCTATCAATTAAAAGGTTTTTAGATAACTGCATGGCTCTAGCTGTTGGTTCTGGAGCCTTAATATCAATAATTGTTTTTGATTGGGGTTCCGTTAGTGACCGAACAATATTTCTTCTGCGTTGTTGTCCTCCTGCTAATGCAGGTGCTTCGATTTCCCCAACCGCTACCACTTCATCGCCATCTGTCATCGATTGCTGACCGATCATTTCTCTAGCTTCGTTCAGGGTTATAATTCCCCCTGCAAATAACGTAGTTGCTCTAGCAGGAAGGGAGTCTCTATTGTCCATTACATCTAATACCGCAGAATTATCAAAGTCGATTAATAGCTGGTTGTTATAATCTGGAGCCAAGCAGTAATTTAAGAATCTGACTATTCTCTTTACCAAAGGATCAAGGGTTTCGCTATGGAAAGCAAACCTAGCTTCCCTGTAGTTAGAATAAGTCGCACGTTGCAATCCCACATTTGCTGAAATGACAATTGGAGGAACCCCAAGCACCGAACAAATCCGGCTTTCTGTTAGGTTGTGTAATTCCTGAAGGCCCATGTCCTTCGGTGCTTGAGCAACTGCTTGGTATTCTGCATCATCATCCATTACAGCAACCCTGTGCATATTATTCGACCCACCAAATGTGGAACGCCATCTTGACCTGATGGTTGCCGCTTCTTCTTGACTGTTAATTCGTCTTTTGATTTTTAATAGTCCGCTGGGCACTCCAGCGTTCTGAAAATATAGTTTTGCAAAATCGGTCATTGCCATATCAAGGTTTATGACCTTAGATAAAACAGATAGAGGGCTTACCCCATAAACATCTCCTGATGGATTAGGAAAAGCCATGTGAGCAATATCGTCTTTCGGGATTTCATATTCTTTGGAATCAATTGTATAAACATAGGCATGAACTCCCATATCTGAAGGCTTAATGGTAATCCGATCTGGTCTTAGCAGCCATAAAGCAGATATGTTATTTGCCTTGTCTCGTTCCTTTAAAATATAAGAATTTCCACTAACATATAAATGGGTGACAAACTGCTCTATCCATTGGTAGAAATCAGTCTGGGGATTGGGCCTGTCTACTAGGTGGCCCAATGGAGTGTTTGGAGCCTCAACTATTCCGTCTGAAACATCGGCACTTCTAGCAAAGTATCGGGGGGATGCAACACCAACGGCAAGTTCCCTGATACAAGCATGAACAACTTCTGAGTGCCCATAACCTTCTTTGGCAAAATTCTTGTAGTTGTCTGAAGGGTATTCAACATCACTTATATCTGTTGCAAGCGGAACCGTTGCGGAGATTTCATCTGAGTAGTTGTCGTGATCTTTCCAGAACTGCCAGAATCTAGCCATAGTCCTCCGATGGCTTTAGCGAACTTGCCAATGCCGACTAGATTCAATCAACTTAGAACGGTATCATCTCTTTAAATCGATGTCAAACTCTTAATGTTTAAGCCGATGTATACCCTGAAGGTAATGGGGGAACTATCCCTTTCTCCCTTAACTTCTTTCTGTTTACTAAATGTTCATCTTGGATTTCTTGTTTAGATTGACCATGATAAGGAACAGCTAATGACTCCATACACATTTTCTCATTAATAGAAATATCAGAATCATCATTATAAATACTGGCTAATATTCTGCCGTATTTGCCTTTCTCGTGAGATACCAGTTTTATTCTAGAGCCAATTGGAGCCTGTTCAGCCAAGTAGCTTTTTGCCAACTTGCCATAGAACTTTTCGACCTTATCCCGGGTGCGACTTTCTTCCGTATCAATACCAAATAGCCTCAGTCGCTGCTTATAGAGTATAACGTCAAACCCAAGACGAATATCGCCATCGATTGTGTCTCCGTCTACGTGTCTCGTAACATTAAATTCATAGGTATACATTACTCTCCTCCTATTTATATTGTGCTGTATGTCGCATATTCATAGCTAAACGACATATTATAAGACGCTTATACCTCATTTCTTGACTTGCATCGACTGCAAACAATTACAGTTCCTTTGACTGCTATTTCTGCAAGGAGTTTATTACAGGAGCGGCATCTTAGCTCTTTTTCGTTTTGCATTTGCTTTCCTTGATTGCTTTCTAAAAAAAGACATACTATGAGATTGTCTATCCCAGCACTTAACACAAAGACCATCTGCTAGATCAACATAAAAATTCTTACAGTTTCCTGAATTGCAACATTCCCCAATCGTTGCTTTAGGTAAGCTTGTAGTCTTTCTGTACTTGTAGACCTTTGCTGCCCCTTCTGGTCGATGCTCAGGCATACTAATCGTACCTAAGTTGTCAGCTTTTATTACCATACCCCCCACCCGGGTCTGTCAAGAAATGTCATCGACAATGCGTCTGCTTCATCAGGGCTCTTACCCATCCTGTCCTTACTCTCTAGCTGGAGCCTTTTGTCTGATTGGATAGTGTATCGTCTGCTGGCAAGCTGGGCAAGAAGGGAAGGCTCATCTGGTATCTGGCCGTCAGCCATGATCCAATCCCTCATTCCCCACCAAGCCTCTGTGGTAGAGTTAGCAAACCTGTCCTTTGCTCCTGCGTTCGATCCACCTTTGAAGGGCAGAACCGTAACTCCCTTTAAGCCTACTTCATTCAGACGATCTGTAACTCCTCCTCCAAGCCCAGTGTCATCAACCACTAGGACATCAACACGGTTGTCCTCACAGTACCGTCCTAACCATCCAGCTACTTCCATTAAGTCTCTGCCCTGAACCCTGTAAATCATCTCTGCTACATTGCCCTGCCTTCGGAAAGCAACGGTCTTGTCTTTGCCGTATCTTGCAACGTCACAGGCAACAATGATCTCTCCCTCTGGAGTTCGCTTACGATTACTGGCAGCAAGGGCTTCCGATAAAGGGATAACAACGTCATCGAGACTGTCGCTGAATTCCCCAAGAACAGTTCCTTGATAAAGAGAAGAATGCTCTCCCCACTCTGCGGCCCTGTCGTCAATGTCCTCTTGGGTAACCATCCCTGCTTTAACAACCCGACCTTCTATAAGATTGGGCGTGTCGAAAGCACTGATCTTAAAGGTTTTCCATAAGTGCCTGTTCTGGTGATGGGAAGCGTAAAAGGGGCCAGCGGCTGCAAAAGGATTTCCCACCATAAGTATCTTGCTTGGGTTCAAAGTATAAAGAGCGTTAATGTCATCTTCGCTCATGGCGTGAGCCTCAGTTACTATGACCAGTAGGTTCGGACTGTGATAACCCTGTAGGTTCCACGACCTATCAGTCGAAAAGCCCACAATGAAAGTTTCCGAATCATACTCCCATCTGGGAGAGTCAAATAACCTTCCCCCGAATCCTGCTGCTGAAGGTCTTGAATTATAAGCAGTCCTTAACTCATTAAAGACAACATCATCAACCTGTCTGAAGGTCGGGCCTGTAATAACAACCTTAGCTGGAGAATGGTGGCCTACATACCAAAGGGCAAGCCTTGCGGCCAGCCAGTCCTTCCCAGAGCCGTTACAGCCCACAACCGAAACCCTGCGGTTATCTCTCAGTGCGTTAGCAATCTCAACTTGCTTTGGGTAAGGGTCAGCCCCGATCGTCCTGAGAAATAGTTCTGGGCTCTGTGCCATCTTCTGGTGGTGCTGAATTATATCTTGGTGAATCCTCATGGTTTAATTGGTGCACTATCTCGAGTAGCGGTGCATCTGCATTAACCGTCACTTCCTGTGTCCGCATATCAACCAGTGCCTTTTCAGGGATCACTCCATTGATCCTCGCTAACTCCTTCATTATATTAACGCAACGATCTGCGGCCTCTAGCTTTCGTGGGTTGTCTGGGTTTATAGCATCAGGCAAGTGCTCCTCTAACATCCTCTCGTGCCGCTGGGTAAGCAGTCTCCTGTAACTATCGGCATGTAACTCACTCTGATCTGGCCGCTCTAGCATTTTCTTAAGGGTCTTTGATACCGTCTGCCTAGTAACTCCCACGTTATCGGCTATGAATTGCTGCGTCCTTCCCTCTGAAGCAAGCCTAAGAATCTGCTCTCTCCGAAAAACAGTTACTTTTTTTCGACTAAGTTTCGTTGTTTGTCGCATATAAATTTGCCCCCATTTACGGTGCCAGTGTAACTATCTGTATCTAACACTCTAACCCTCTCGATACGGTAATAATAACACATTCATCAGACACTTTAGGCACTTTCTGGTGCGTTAGAGTATAGGATCGGATAAAAAAGGGAGAATCATCAGCTAGGACACCGCTATCGATAAGCAGTCCATCAATATAGCCAGCAACGCTAACTGCTAGGCCATCGAAATCTTTAGGAGTTCTGGAGTAAAGCTGCTTAATATGAACATGGGCATAGGGCATCTGTTCAAAGTTTCTTGGGAGTGCTTCTAGGGCAAGCATATAGCCATCTTCTCTTGCTTGTTTAATGAGGGGCTGTAGAATACGCCAGTGGGTGCTTCTAAAGCCATTTTTAGAGAGTTTAGGATCGGGGTAGACTTTTACAGAGAACTTATCGATTTTCATTCTTTTCTTTTTCCAGACAAACCATGACGTTAATTCTTTCTTTTCTTTCTTTTCTTTCTTTTCTTTCTTCTCTTATCTTCTTCTTCTTAAAAAAATCTTAATGGATTTTTTTAAGAAGAAGATAAGAAAGATATTCTTTCTTAAGAGTCTTAAGAGTCTTTAAGATCATAAGAAGTACAATTTACCGCTTTGGATATGGTTTGATTTGAGTTTCAATTTGTTTTTTATAGTATTTTCTTTCTTGTTTATTTCCTAAAAAATAAAAATATCTTCTTTTACTTGCTTGAGGAACGAACTCAGCGGCTGGCCAAGCTTTTAAAATTTCTTCTTTTTTTTGTGTCCCTAATTTTTGTCTGATTGATCTACCGCCATATAATTTTCCTTTTATTTTTACACCAAATCTTTTAAGACTTTTTACCTTTGGATTATTTTCTCTCATTGAGCCAATATATGAAAAATTACAAGCCTGATAAATCGTTCCTATTTCGCCAGCTAATTCATCAACTGTTGCCGTTACAATTTTATATTTGTCGGGAAGCATTTTCATAGAAGTAGTAATCAATTTACTCGCACTATGAGGGTGAGCCCAATGAACACAAGCACCTCTTGAAAGTAATATTAATTTCCCTGAGTAGTCGTATTTATCCCAACTTCCAAGATTTTCGCTGTAATCGGTGCTATAAACAACGCACCCACCTAAATTCCCTTCAAAATAAATTCCATAACAATATTTCACCATTGCTGGCATACAACCCAGCCATTCATATTTTTCTATTAACTTTGCGGCTGTTCTTATATCGATTTGTTTAACTACTGCTTTTTTTATATCAGTATCAACTTCTTTCCACCATTCACCAAAGAGGTTCCTCGCATCCTCTTTTTTCATTTTGTCTTTAACTAATTTTTGATGAGCAATCATAATTCAATGCTAGATTAGCCCTTTGAGCCCCTTGTATCTTTGAAAGGGTTGCTCAACTGCTCCTTGATATATTGCTTCAGCGAACTGCGAGGCACTTTCCTTAAACGTCCTATATATAGAGAGTTTATAACCCCATGCCGCAAAAGGCCGTAGACCGTGGGCTTGGAAACGCCTAGGATAGTTCCGACCTCATTCACACTCAACAATTCATCTTCGTCAACAGAACCTAATTTACGATTATTAGTATCCATAACTTCCTCCTATTTGTATTGTTCTGTCTGTAGGTAGTTGTTCTAGCCTGTCTGCTGGCGGTACGTATGGGTTGGGAGAAACGTGTAACTTATGAGGATAACTACTTTCATCCCGTGTTATTAGTGGTGCATCTACGTCGTTTGTGAACATCGCCATGGCCATTGATGTTTTAGTTTTAATCACCCCGTCTTCACCACTTCTGTCGTCATGTGCTAAGAAGAATTTTAGGCCGTCCATTAGGTGGGGGATTAGCCCCTCTTCGACCGCCTTTTTGTATCTAGTATCGGCCTCTTTGCTTTCGAATGGAGCGTACTGCAACCACATAATAATAGGCCTTCCTACAACGGCCATTTCTTCTCCCTGATAAAGGGCTAGTCTCGCTGTGATTGAAAGCAATTGGCCCATAGCCCAAATATCCATACGCTTTGTAATGGGAGCCGATGCGATTACGTAGGATTGCCATCTCAAATCCCTATACGTTGATTCCCATTTTGGGTCTGTTGTGCCAAATTTTGATTGCACCCATGTATTTACTTTGTTTAGTGTAGGGATGGTGTTTTGAATTACCCCTGCATTTATCATTCCATCGAGGTTTGTCCAGTCTACAGGCTGATCTATATCTAACCTATCACCGCCATATTTCTCCATATATCTTTGTGCGGTTCTGAGGCTTATAGGAAGATCAAGCATGTTATGGCAAAACCCCAGCAGTTCGTTAGTGGTACAGCCTTCGGATACCGTTAATTCAATCCTTGCTTTTTGCTCTTTGTCTGGCTTCGCCCTGCCTGTTGATTGCATGGCGTTATCAATATCTTCTGTCATTCTCTCGCCTGTAGTTTTAATTCTGACTCTTCGTGTTGGCATTTGTATTGTTCTGTCTGTTGGTGGGGACTGCTCCTTATCGCATTCTTCGCATTCAAACTGGGCCCACTCATTGCAGCTTCCACAGAAATCATCGACATGTTCGTGCCTCTCCTTGCCACAGCATGTGGATAACTCTTCGCACTCATGGTTGCTCATCTCAACTGTCTCCCCCACCCTTGCGAATTAAGCGAATTAAGCGAATTAAGCCCCCTTAGTTCGCACTATTCTCTTTCTTCGCAAGCTTGTTTCTGGTTCATCACTCCAACTCTGCAAGCAAATCTAGTGCTTCGATGACTTCCCAAGACAAGATATCTACGTCGTCAGGTAAATCGATCTCTTTAGGTTTTCTTTTTGGTTTTTCTTCAAGTCCAGCTTCCCACGATTTGAATTTCAGGTAAGCGATTATGTCATCTATTTGTTTAGGTTTTTTTGTTATCTCACTCATGTGATCTCTGCCTGAGATCAATGCACCAATTACCCATATATTTTTAGATGAAGTAATAGTAGGAGCCATTGTAAGAACGTAAGATTGCCACTTCATATCCCTTAGAGTTGTCATGGGGACTGTGGCTTTAGACTCTCTAAACGTGCTAATGCACCATACATCTATGTCAGCAAGCTTAGATATATGATTCGCATTTATTCCTGCGGCTATCATCGTCTGAGTATCAGACCAATCTACACGCCCATCGATGTTTATGTCTGGATTGAAGGTGGAGTTAAGATTGATGTCTTTGAATCGTCGGATATGCCTAGTTGCTGTCCTTGGGTCTATCTTTATTCCAGTAGTCTCAAAAACTTTGTCCCTGTATTCCTTAGTAGAAGGCTGATTCCATGCCCACCAGAGACTAAGTTGTGCCATTTGCTTGTTGGGAAATCCCATTAGTTTTGATTTAGTCAACTCCATTCTCCTTGCGGCTCCATCGAATGTTGATTACCTGCTTTGCCAAACTTCCGATATCTTCAATCGTCTCTTGGTTCTCATTCCAGCCGTAAAAGGCTTTTTTACCTGCATTGAAAGCCATAAACGCTGTATGGAAGTAACACATAATCTTATAGCGGCTATCGTATTGTCGCCTTTGATCGGTTCCTTTTTGTGGAATTCCCACAAATTGCTGATGTCCTTTGGCATTTTTCCATTCTTCAGCCAGCTTTTTCTTCAATCGAGTAATAGGGTGTCCAGCTAGTTCCATTACATCACCGCCATACTGCAAATAATGGAAGAATTTTTCACAATTTTCTGGATACATTCGTGAATACAGAAAATAAAGTACAGCCATGACATTGGGTTGTGCACCCAAAACTGAATTTTTCATTGACTGTCCTTTTGCAACCGCATCCTCAATATCGGGATAGTCTTTCATCATGCGGTCTACAACAACGTGTCTGGGTGTATTGGTCTTGCCGTGCATAAGCTGGAATAACAGCTTGGTAGTAGTAGCAACATCCTCTGGAAAGCGGATTCCTCTAATTCTCAATGCGTCTTTTGCAGCACGAGACAGGTTTTCATCAATATATACAAAAATTTCTTCTGGCAATCCGCTGACAACTAAAAATTTCTGTGGCTTTCCTGAATTTATTACCGCCCTTAGCCTGTGTTGCCCATCCATTAGCTTCCCTGTATCGGAAATGTATATTGGATTGATAATGTCATCTATATACTCATCGTTGTTCATTGCCTCAGTTAGCCGCTTCACATGGGCAGCCCTGATCCCTCGTTGATTTTCCAGCGGCATTTTGATTAACCGCTCTGCTGTTTTTATATCAATCAATTTCAAGCTGAGTTCCATATTAGCCGCCCTGCCCAGCAACTCTGTCTGCCATTCTAGGCCGATTGGCCTGAATGGGAGCGTCCCATCAACCTGAGCCTCGTAAATCACCCCTTGTTTGTTGTCGTTCTGGAATTTTTTAGCTTTTTCAATCAAGTTCATTGTCCTTCTCCTTTTTGCGAATAAGTCTTATTTGTCTAGTTTTTGAAAGCTGATCCCCAACGAACTTATCGACTGAACTTCTAGGAACCCTCACTCCTTTCCCCTTTGGATTTGTCCCTATCCTCACTGTGTCCAGTTCGCCTTTGCGAATTAAGTTCCTGATAGTTGATTCAGAGACACCAAAAATCTCTGCAACCTTTGCGACGGTTAGTAGCTGGTTATAAAAAAACTGTGACATCTAAATCCCACCTCTGCTTTAAGCGTATATGCAAGCATATCCTATCATATAATGAAATAAAAATAAATAAATTAAATTCGTGGGCCTATATGTTTTCTCTTTCTGGTGGTCTTTTTGAGCCGTAGTTTCCAGTCGTTGGCTCTCTCGTTGTGAATAAGTGGAATTCCGCTGTTAGTAATAAGACGATTGCCAAGCCGACTCAGGTCTTTGCAACGCTCATCCATCCCTGCATTGCACTCTTTACACACAATGCTGAGCGAACCCTGATATCGACTTAGCAACCGCCCCCTTGTCATTGTATGACAATTCTTTTGACTGAATAGGTTGATCTCCAAACCCTTCTGGGATTGCCATGACAATTCTTCTGGGTAGATGGCTGATACTTGTCTGTGGGTTCAATAATGCCGTTTCTGGCGGCATCTCTAATCAATGCACCCATTGCCCTTTTCTCGTGGGTATGCACGTCACCATCCATATAATCCCAGACCTTATCAACAATAAATTCTTTATTGTATTTAGCAACACGAATGATAGCTTCATAAGCGTGATCTATCCATTCCTCTTTTGCGTTCTCCAGTGACCTGTCTTGGCCTTCTTCAGCCAACTCCAACGCAAGCTGTAGTTCCTGAGTTTTGTTTGTCATTTTTTCCTTTCTACTTATTTTGTTCACAAATCTGTGGACTGGCATAGTAACTAGTCCACAAATTTGCATTCTCTCATGTGTGAGCCATCATAGCCAAAGGACAGGCAGCAGTTAGTGACCCCAGCAACAGGGCAAGGGCAACAACAAGGATCGCCCTCGCACCTGTGCAATGTCACTACTTCGTTCCTGTTTGCCCAACATGGCTGGCACACAATTAAATCGGTTTCAGAACGGTAGCTGGAAATCGCCATCGTCATCCTCACTTTCGTTAATGGTTTTCGTCAGTCTCCACTTTTCCTTTCCGTCATTTTCGTCCTCAAATGTCTCAAACATTTTTGATCCATTAACATCTAAGGTATGGATTAGCTGGTTTGCAAGAAACGCCTTAGTAGCTGGATCAATTAGCTGGGCTAGTTTATCAATAGACATTGGCCCCATGTTTTTTATAAGTTTTTGGGCCTGAATATGATACTTTTCACCCTTGCTTAATTTACCTTCCAGCTTCTCAAGTTGCTCTATCCTTACAGGATTACTCTCTCCCCTTCCGAAATGTAGCCTGTAACCAACTGATGGCAGATCGGGGCCCGAATTGGTTTTGCGGTGATGGACTGCAAAATCAATATGCCTCGATCCCTCAATTTTCAGGGAATCCAGTTCAAAAGTGTTACGTGGCATGTTATTCCAAAAAACGCTCCCAAATGGACTAGAATGCCCACCTGTCCTGCCTAGTTTATCATGGGATACATGGGCTAGGATCAGTGTCGGCAAGGGGCTGTTTGGATTTGGACTAATTGCCCTTAAAGCCTCAAAGAACTTCATAGTTGCACTACTTGATTCTGGCCC